TTCGCGAATCCAGTAAAAGAACTTTTCTTTGTCGTGAAAGACAAATTTGATAACGACCCAAACACCGTGAATGACTTTGCCACCCCTTATCAATACTGTGCAAACGCAATAATCGATAGGTATAATCTTTTTACGAGCGCAGAGCAAATTAAATACATCAACTTAAATTTGGATGGGGAAAACGTACTCGATGAAGTCACAGGTAACGTTGTTCACCTCAGGGCTATACAACCTGGAAAACACCACTCCAGAACCACTGTATACAGAAGATTCTATTCGTATAGTTTTGCCCTTGAACCCGAAAGATGGTATCCCACGGGTCAACTCAATTTTTCGCACATTAAAAATCAAATATTACGCGTAGGTCTTTTCGACTACCCATCAAATAAAGATAAGCAACTTAGAGTTTACGCGCAAAGTTATAACATACTCCGCGTGGAGAACGGAACTTGCACTTTACTATTTGATACATAATGAAGACGGGTTTTGATCCAACGGGAAGCGCCGATGGGCAAACGGAGCAATACATGGAAGCCATGTCAAACATAATGATTCCAGTGATCGAAAAAGGTATGTTGTTAGCGTGTGAATACGCAAAGGCGTGTGGAAGAAATGTCGTTCTCATGAAAGACGTGGAATACGCGATGAAGTATTGTGCCATGCATGAGGTCGGTCAAAAAATTGGGTCACATTTTCCAGAAATATACGAAGGTGATGACGATGAAGAAGACATGGAAATTTTGGAAGAAGGTGAAGGCGAATTTACCAGATATTCAGGTGACGACGCCGTCATGAATAAAATAAATGAATCGTATGACTTATGGGATTCTTGGGTTCCAATGAATCCGTCAGAGCAGATTTTAAAAAATGCTATTGATAATAATGGACACTGAGCCAGAGGGGTGGTCGGAGACGGAATACAAGAAATTTAGGGTAGGTGAATCTGATTCTGACTCTGACTCTGAATCGGAATCGGACTCAGACTCGGACACAGAAGCTGAAGGGAATACAAAGGGGTACCAGGCCAAAAAGTACAAGAAGATACTCGTGGTTGAAGAATTAGTTCCAGAATAAATTTTCTAGTTGTAATATATACCATGTCCGCTGCTGAAACTGTTACGCTCATCAGTCAAGAACTCGAATCGCAATCCTTGAACGCCGTTGTCGCCGGTTTCTCCTTCGCGGCTGCCCTCTCGTGGATGGATCTCGTCCGCTGGTTGGTTAACCAAGTCGTTAAGGTTAACAAGAACGGTGGTATGAACTACACCCTCACCGCCTTGTTCACGACCTTGTTGTCGATCGTCGTCTACCTCGGCATTTCTCGTGTGTCTACTCGTGTCAGCAAGCCAGCGCAACCAATCTACGCGGTTACCCGCTAAGGTTGCCTCTTCGACACAAGAAGCATCACGACACCAACCAATATTATCAAAAATATGGATACGAAAGCATCCCATCTATTCACATCCTCAAATTCCGGAATGTGAATTGGTGGTGGAAGAGTGAAATCTCTTTCAACTTTAGCGACATTCTCGAGCTTATCAGTAGAACACGTCAATGCGAGTTTCAACACGTGATTTGCATTTCTGAAATCATATGGTATCAAACGCCCGTTACTACTGTAAAAGAACTGTACACGTATCGATGAAATAACTTGTTTTTGACCAGAGTCGAAATTGTGTTCGAGTGTATCGTCAGACCCAGAATAGTTTACGACGCCCTCGTGCGCGAGTATCCTACCAGTATAAAAAGGTGTATCCGAGTATATCGTTTTATTAAATTCATCAGATCCACTACTCAATTTTAACACGAATGCATCAACACCCTGTAAATTTACACTTCCCGTTCGGAGTGTGTTTGATTCGGAATGTACATTGTTTGATGGAAGTCCGAGTACATCGTGTGGTGTCGTATATAAATTAGAAGACGTGTACCCATTTTCACCTCCATAGAATGCAAACGTGAAATTGTTCGTGATATTACTAAAAGTGATATCGTTCGTGGTTATATTATAAGTGGCACTGTCTATTATAGATGATGATTGCACTATATTACTCGCTAATTCTGTGCCATCGTAGTTTCCATTTGGAATGACGACAGTTTCGCTCGTAGAAAATGTGTTTATAGTAAAAGTGTTATTTCTATCGTGTATTAACAATTGACTATTATGTATACGCGCAGACACGAGTGAAATTTTAGACACGTTATATACTGGGTTTTTCAAAAATATAGTGTAATCACCTGGATTAGGATAAAGTATGGGGTCTCTATCACCACTATCTATATCTAAGGTATGGACCTTCATTAAAATATATGGACAATATTTTAATGAGTGTATTACTCTAAAATAAATCTAAATTAGCACAAGTGATGCGCATATGGGTTGTTCAAAAGTTGTCTCTTCGCCACACTCAAGCTGTTCTGGGAAGCATTTGGGTTAGATGCACCCTTGTATGGGTTGAGGTCGTGGAAAGATGTATTGGTGTACTGTTGCGTCCAACCCGCGGCAAGTGGGTTCACGCGACCATCCACACGAGTCGTGTCTGATCGAGCCGAGGTAAGCATACCACCTTGGTTGAGTGCACCCGCTCGGACATTCATACGACCCGGATTCGAGGCGCGATTCGCCTTACCACGGCGTTCATCTGGTCTGAAACCATAGGCTTGGAGTTCTTCAGTCGTGTACGCACGGTTTCCACCAAGAGCGACACTTGGAGAAGACAAGTAGCCGTGCGCGTAACTGTTAATACCTGGTTGTGGTTGGTTCATGTACTGATATTGTTCCATGTTACCATCCTTCTTATTTCTAGTTGGATCTTGATAAACCGTGCTCGCAGAAATGAATCTCTTCGCGGGGGCAACATTGAGTGTGTCCGTTCTGAGACCAGTTTGAGCACGATTAGTGGTTCGCTTAGTTCTTTCGTGATCACCTCTTGGGGTGCGACCAGACATACCTTGGGCGCGACCAAGCGTAGTTGGAAGACGCTCGGGCAAGTATGCAGTCTTTTCTGGTCTGTTGTGTGCCACTGTACCCACAACGCCTCGTCTACCACCAGTCGTATCTTGAGCTGGACCAGATCTACCTGGAAGAGTCGTGAGTCTGTAAGCACCAACATTTTCTGGGTTCACACGCAAAAGCTGCTGATAACCACCATAGCTTGGGACCGATGGATCCACGCCAAGACCTGGACCAACCAATCTCTTCTCGACGGGAGAAACATTGTTCATTCGGTTGTAATCATTCATACGGTTTCGCATTTCAAGGACTTCGGCGCCACTTGTTCTGAATTGTGGTGCCACAACACCCAAATTGTCGACTGAAGTCTTCACAGGCTTCAAGTTTTCGATTGGATGTTCCTTGACAGTTTCAAGATTTTGAACGGTTGGGGTGTTGACCATCTGTTCTGGAATCATCACATACGTTTCCTTTGGTTGGCTCAACTTTCGACCCGCGTACACAAGACCTGCGATAGCTGCTACAGATATTGGATCAGCCATTCTTATTTCTTATTGATATTTTTATTTAAGTATCTTTGGTTAAACATTCCGTTTTGTACTTCTGAACGAGTGCTCATTGGTTCATAACTGATGGTACGGAGTGGCAACTTGCACTCCATGTTTTGCAATGGGAACAAGTTTTCTTCGTAAGTCTTCGCGAGCACCTTGTTAAATCTAGATGTGGATTGTGGACGAAGCTCATCGCTCGTTTCGATAAATTCCGCTGGAGCACCCTTACCAGCCATGAATGGTGCTGTACCATACAACATAGTGTTTGGTCGGGACGAACCATAATTCAATGTGCTGGGCTGAGGATACACAAACACTTCTTCCGTCGCGCAGTTCACTGGAACGGCTGGATTCTCAACCACCTTAAGACCTGGCTGCAATTGGTAAGCCATTTATTATTACATAAGATTTATTTATTTAGGCGTGGGTGAAACCATGCATACCACTTCGTTTGTCGCCGTTTGGATCGAGACCCGCAAAGGCTTCGAGTTGAACTCCTCTAGCATTTGGGTCACAGACACTGCCGTCACTCTTGCACATTGGAGCACCCTTCTTTCCATAGAGATACTCCGCAAACTTAGTTTGATCACCTGGAATGGTCGTCACCGGTGCCGACACAAATTGGCGGGCGAGTGCATTTTCTTGGTATTTTGGGAGTGTGGATCTGGAACGAGCTGGCCCAAATGCCATGTCACCCTTGATAAAGGAATTCACGTCGTTCCTCACGATTTCGTGATCACACGCCGGTAGGCGATTTGGGTCATCACCCATGAGGACATTCGCCATTGGGTTGTCTCTTGAAGGCAATTGACAAGAATCGCCGACACCTTCGTAGTACTCGGTGCTACTGTGTACACATTCCTTGACCATACCGGAACGATCCATTACATAAAGAACACCCAGTGCCGTCGCCGCGAGAACGAAAATTCTGACATCACGCTTTATGAGATAGTGAATACACGCCGCATAAATGATAAACCTCGAGCCCGCGTTTACGCGCTGGGCTGAGGTCTGTGCATTTGTTGGCCAAAATTCAAGTATTTTTTTGTCATCAACGAGTTGCTTTGGATCGCTAAACCACGAGCTCATTTAATATATATTAGTTTTATTTTTTCAAGATACCACCTAACATGCCTTGCATGGTCTTCATGAGTGCAGCTTCGTCAATACCACCATCTTGACCTTCCAACTTATCGGCACACTCCTTCGCCACCTTTTCAATCATAGAAAGTGTGTCTTCTGGGATAGAACTGATAGTTGTACCGAGCATGTACAAAGTTTGTACGTACTGCCAGATAGCATCCTTCGTTTGAGCAGAAACGGACGCCCACTTTTCTTCAATCTTGACATCCTTCAAGAAATCGAGGTTCTTCGCTTCATTGAGAAAGAACGTGTCATCCTTGGCGGAAATCTTCTCGGCGAATGGAGTCACACCAGCCATGAATCCATCGATAACGAGTCTCGGGTTAGAGCTTCGCATAATTTCAAATCCAGACATACACTTTTTGATACCTTTTTCTTCTGGAAACGTCTTGTGAAGTTCCGCAAGAAATTGGCCCATCATATCATTGAACGCAGTTACAGAACTCATGTTTTCTGTATACAATACTTACCTTGTCTTTAAGCGAATGGTTCTGTTGATATGGTTTCCTTACCACCTATACCATTTGATACTATGAAAAAAACTAGAATTGCGTTTAAAAACGCTGGTTTAGAGTAAGCACTCGCTGGAAGTTTTCCCTCGTTATTAAGCTTAGATTTCACGTGCACATAACCAGCTGTGATGAGACCCGCTATGATGGCGGCCCATGCTGGATCTCTCAAGTAGTCTTCGAACTCCATTTAATTATAACCAACTTTTTTTGCTCGGGTTTCAGATGCATCTGGGAACAACACGGGTTCTTCTTCGTCATCTTCTTCCTCGTGTTGCGGTGGTTCTTGGGTAGAAATAGTCTTGAATTCGTTATCGAATGGAGAACTCTCTTGCGTTGGTTCTGGTTCAGCTTCTGGTTCTCCCATTGGTTGTGGTTCCATTTCAGATGGCATCTCTTCACCCTCACCCCCCGGCTGTGGTTCATCACCACCTTCGGGTTCTGGGTATTCATCGACGAATTCTGGGTCTTCGGTATCTTCTGCTTCTCCACCAACATCGATGTCTTCGTTTTCGTTATTCATGTACGTTTGGAGAATCTGCTGTACCGGAATGAGTTCTCGAACCGAAGCTTCGATCACAGCACTGAAACGCTGAAACAATTGCTCATCTCTCGCGTGTTCGTTTTGGCTTTCGGTAAATATGTATGGATCCTTATAAAGTTCCTTGGCGACATTGTTGTAACAGGTTTGAATGAATGTTTCGTTTGTAGGCAATTTAAGGGAAATCTTCTTGTTGTCCTTACCGAGACGAACGGACGAGAGAATTTTAACACAACTCACGAATACCGCCGCGAGAAGGTCATTAAACCACGCGCACCGATTCGCGATGTTATCCGTGTGTTGACGAGACATGCCTTCATTCCAGTTTGGAACTTCCTTGAGAAGCTTTTGGAACATGATGAGCACCTTGCGACCCTTCGACATGGTGTACGCCTCTTCAAAAATTTTATCAAACGTTTCGATCATAACTGGACACATTAAATGGGACAATTGACCCAAATATTCGCGCTTGGCTTCAACGAGCACGTTGAGGTTATCCATTTATGATAGAATGAAATTTTTTTACTAGCCTTTTCCCGCGTTTCCCCTGTACTTATTGGCGACTTTCTTCAAATTAACAAAAGATGGAAAATCACCGAATTCTTCTGTGAGTATTTCTTCTTTCTGTGATTTTTCGGTGGTCGCTTTCTTTTTTGGTGTGTACCAACATATGTATATCTCGTGATCACCTATGAGTCTCGTTGAAAACCCACCGAGATCCAGTTGACGTTTTATGTATTGCACAGCCTTGAGTCTATCGAACGCCGGAAACCCAACCACGAAGGATGGAATACTCACGACGAGATATTTGTTACCAAACTCCGCACTCTGACGTATTTTTTTAGATATCTGTTCATATATTTTTACGTACGTCTCTTTCCGTAGCTTATTACGTTTTTCAGTTATCTTTGATATCTCATTGACACTGATCATTAAATTACTCTAACGAATTATTTTCGAGGATTTTTGGGCGACCATACATTTCTTCGGCAGTGCGTATTTCCTTCTCGATCAATGGTGTGTTCTTAATGTAATTGATGTGATTCTCTCGCAATTTGTCGAAATCTTCGAACTCACGAATTTCCTTATCGGTGGTAAACATGGAATCCGATGCTGGCTTTTCAACATCGAGTGGTTGTGTTCTGAGAGATATCACGACCACGAGTGGGTTTGTATCACTCACCTCTTTCATGTACTTCGCGATGATGACCTTTGTGACATCCACTTTACCCGTGTCTTCGTCCACGAATTCGATTGGAACGTCGATGAGTGCCTCATTGACGTCATCTTGAGACACACCGAGAGTTCTGAGCGTGGCTTGCATGTTTATGTCATTCCAGTTCACACGTTCTGGATCATTCATGATTCGTACGTCCGATGAGACGGCAAATGCGTACGGGAAACCCCCGTGTTTGAGAACCATGAATCGGCACCTGTATACCTCGTCACCAGTTTGTTCGTGTTTATACTTTCTGATTTCGTGTGTGTCTATGATGTAGGTACACAAACCCGTCATTTCTTGTATCCGCTTATTTACGTTGAGCACGATTTGTTCCATCACGTTATTCGAGATCTTTGCGTTTTCCAATCGTTGGTATTGTGTCAGGTCTAGTACACCCTCGTCTATGTCCGATGTTTCCGTGTTAGTCTTAAACATCTCCGTCCTGGACATGAGTACGAGGATGAGTACGATGAGTACGAGTAACACCCAGCGCTGCATGATTATTAATATACTCTCACAAAAATTTTGAAAAAAAAATTATTTTTATTTTTAAAACTTTTTTCTTTAAAAAGAAAGTTTTAAAAAAATTATTTTTTTTTTCGAAACTTTTTTCTTTAAAAATAAAGTGTAAAAAATAAAAAAAATTACATATAAATTTTCTTTACCCAATTTCTATCCGCCTTAAAAATTTTAGATAACTTTGGGTCTGTCTTACGAAACAATATCATGAGTACATTGAGACGTCTAAATAAACCAAGGGGTGGTTCACCGGCGCGTATAACTTTACCGAGTGCTCGGTGTCGAGCGAGTTCAGATTTATCGCGAACATCGTGGTATCCGTGTTCACTGAGTTTACCATTGGATCGTATGGGAATGATGACTTTCTTCATTAAAATATGTATACATTTAATTTGTTAATCGTGAGTGCGCCGTTTTGAGTTAAAGTTTTTTGCGCATATATTTTAATAGATGTCACTCTTAATATACAGTCCAAAGTGTAGTCACAGCTTGGATCTCATAGATTACATCAAGAGACGACCTCAATTATCTCAACTCGTGAACTACCACAACGTAAACACCATGGGTATCCCTCCTCAATACAAACACAAGATAACTCGTGTACCCACCATGCTCACAAAGAACGGAAAATTTCTCGTAGGGAATGAGATCAAAAATTGGCTCGAGTCTCTCTTACCAAATAATGATGTGGGTTCGTGTGGGTTCGGAGGGTGTTCCATGACCACACTCGATGGTGAAAATAATTCGGATATTTTTGGGCTCGATGATTACGGTCGTTCTCTCCAGCCGCCCATGACCCCAGAACTTGAAGAGAAGATTAATAGAGATGTATCACAAACGTACAATAATAACATAAAGAAGTAGGTCTAATTACACATAGGTATAATGAAACTTGCGACTATACAAGCGAGTGCTATAAAGTCTACCTTTGAGGTATTAAAAGACATATTAAATGACGTGAATGTTTATTTCAAACCAGATGGGTTATACATAACAACACTCGATACCGCCAGGACATCACTCGTGGACATGTTTCTCTCCGCAGACAACTTCGAAGAATACTCGTGTGAAAATGAGATCGTCGCAGGCATAAACGTGACGAACACGTTTAAGTTGTTGAAATCTATCACAAACAATGACGTGCTCATGATTAACATAGACTCGAGAGAATACATGAATATCGAAATTCATAACGAAACAAAGAAAACGTGTACTAGATTTGCACTCAAGCTTTTAGATATTAATGAGAATCAGATCGAAGTTCCAGAAATGAATATGACGACCGTGACACCCATGGCGTCCATAGATTTTCAAAGAATATGCCGTGACATGTATAACATTGGTACTGATATAGAAATCACGAGAGATGGCAAATTGTTTCGCTTAAAGTGTGAAGGTGATTTCGCGAATCAGGAGACCGAGATTCAGTGTACGGAAGAGAGTCCCCTTGTTTCGGGTATGTATTCTCTTCGGTACATGAATATATTCACCAAGGCAACGAGTATGTGCTCTACCGTGCAAATCATGCAAGAGGAATTGAATAGGTTCCTCATACTTAAATATAATGTCGCAAATCTTGGTGACCTTAAATTCTACCTTGCCACTAAATCACAGTCAGATCAGTGATGTATCCAGTGATGGTACTCACAGTTTTTGTTTTTCCAAATACGTTTTTTAGGCGTATATTGGGATACATAGTTTTTAGTGTATCCATATCGTAATATAACATATCACTTATCTTCACTTTCTCTCCGTGGAAATCACCTCTCGGACCCGCGTAACGTCTTATTTTTCGTAAAACGTCTTTCACTGGTTTGTCGTCTGCATCCATGAGTTGTGCAGACATGAGAGGAATGTGAAATACTATGTCTTTACCCTGTTCTGGTGGCCAACTGTGTTTTGTGTTGTATGTCAGGTATTTGTACAGCTTATCGTTGTACCAATATTTGATTCGTATGATTGTTTTTTTGACGTTTTCTGGTGTATCTTCATTTCGATAAATCATATCTTTTGTTTCGACGTAGTGTTCTTCGAAAAGACCGTCCCACTTTGTTTCTTCTTCTTTCCAGAATTCACCACCTGATACGTGTGATTTGTCACTGTCTATGAAATATTCCATTGACGAATGCATTATCCTGTGGTTGGGTATAGACACAAAATTTTTGTAAACATCGTAAATCCATATGATTACGGTAGTTAAAAGATTGCGTAGCATTCTAACTAATTATATGGAGGGAAATTTTTTAAGTCGATATAACAACAAAATAGACGCATGGAAAGACTCCATAGATCAAGATCCACGTAATAAATCTGAGTATGAACGTGAGATGTCAGATTACATAATAAAGTGTATGCCTTACATGAAACAATACACCGAGGAGATAGACACTAAAGTGAGCACAGACAATGTCTTTAATTGTAAGATAACAACGGGTTTGAAAAGGAAAGATATATTTAATGAATATCTTTCAGATGTAGAAAACCTGAACGTAGATCGTAAAGTGGTGAAGAAGCAAGATGCATGCACGACGTGTAAAGATAGTAACATATTTCATTTTCATGACACGAGTGAACTCGTTTGTGATGGGTGTGGAGCTATCATAGCGACGCTCATAAGTGAAGAGCTGACATACAGAGAAGAACAGGAGACGTCGGAGAAGATTGTGAATTATTCGTATAAGCGTGAGAATCACTTTAATGAGTGGTTATCTCAATTTCAGGCTCAAGAAACGACGACCATACCGCAAGAAGTCATGGATCAGCTTAGGAATGAACTCAAGAAACTGAAAATAAAATCACTCGATGAAATCACACATGCTCGAGTGCGCAGCCTGTTGAAGAAGCTCAAAATGAATAAGTATTACGAGCACGTTCCTTACATTACAAACATACTGAGTGGTGTTAAACCTCCTAAGATGCCACAAGAACTCGAGGAACGTCTTCGCATCATGTTTAAGGATATACAAAAGCCATTTGACGATAATTGCCCTTCACACCGTCGAAACTTTTTAAGCTATTCGTATGTTTTATATAAATTTTGTGAACTTTTGAGTGAAGATTCATATCTCCAATATTTTCCACTACTCAAAAGCAAAGAGAAATTGTATCAACAGGATCTAATATGGAAAAAAATATGCCATGACCTCATGTGGGAATTCATACCCACAATTTAAAGAAATGACATTCTTTGTATGTAATAATGAATACATACGAGAAATTTTGTGTGGAAGAAGCAAAGTTTTATTTAAATAAAGCGTACCACATTATACATGAAGAAATGAAGAACCCCAAGAAATATTACGAAGAAACCTTTGAAACGTACCGCGAACTCAGTAGGATTTTTCCGTACATTATTGCGTTGAGATACAACGCACCTCGACAGAGCGATTCTGAAACGGAGGAAAGTTTATCAGATACGCAGTCTCCAAGCCAGTCAGACGAAGATAGTTATGACCTTGAACCTCAGCCGACTCATTTAAGGTTTTAATAGTCTTGAATTCCAAAATAATCTTATTATCTATGACGATATCCGCTCTTAAATTTCCAATCACATGTCCTTGAAAAGGGATCGGAATGATTCTTTCCGATTCATAGGGAATGTTCTTCGAACGAAGAAGTACTTCCATAGCATTGTGATATACTCTCTCACTGTATCCGGGTCCCAGTTGAGAATATATCTCTGTGGCGTAGGTCTCAATTTCAGACATCTTGTATTATTATTAAAAAATAACTCTAAACTACTTAATTAAATCGTGTACGCAGAACCACCATGCTTAGATTCATCGAGACCAATGACCTCTTCTTCTTCGGAGATTCTTAGCATCTTCGCGCCTTTGAAAGCTCCAAAGAAGACGCCGAGCATCGTCATCGTCCAAGATGCGATGACCAAGATACCCACGATTTGTGCACCTAGAAGCTTACCACTCCCCCCGTAGAAAACACCGGCTTCATCGATACCGAAGACATCGTTGACGTATTCTCTCTTAGCCATGAAACCGACCCAAAGAACGCCGAGTGCACCACAGAAACCGTGCATCGGTGCGGCTTCGAGAGGGTCATCGATCTTCAATCTGAGGAGGAGAGCACTCGAATATTTGATGCACACAGCACCTAGAGCGCCACACAAGAGCGCCGCCCACGGTTCTGTCGTAGAGCAGCCAGCTGTGATAGACACAAGACCCGCCAAAGCACCGTTACACACGGCGATGAGATCCCAAATCTTGTCGGACTTG